CGACAGCCTTCGTGTATCGACCCTTCCGGCGATCACGAACGTCGAGGATAGGCGTATGGATGCCCGGTTCAACTTTGAACCGGTAAACCTCATCAACGAGGAGCTCCATTGTCCGTCTCTTACGTCCGCGAGCGTTCAGAACCTCGTGTACAGAACTGATCGACTCCCACGAGTGAATCGCGCGCCCAACCCGCACACACCGTGCGGCCTTGCTGGCGCGGATAACCGACGTCGGCTCCAAGGGCTTGTGTCTCACGACAGGGGCCCCTACAGCCGGCTCGGCAAACTCGAAGAAGATCTCAGAGCGCAACGAAGTTTGGGTATACGGTTCAGCCGCGCCGTCCGTCCTATATCGATAATCCCCCAGATCACGAGAGTGGCAGAAACTACTGCGACCCTCAACGGGCTGGTGAATCTTCCGGCATTCAAGAATGTCGGGATCGGTAACATGGTCGTACCTGGCAAAGCTGTGCCGTTTTTCCCATATCCGGACTTCGTCACACACCGGCAAAGTGGGTTGGTTGACCCAAACGAGGAATGTGAACGTTCGACATTGAAGACCCACGTCCCAACTAGTGGGGTGCAGTCTTATACCGTTGCGTTCCAGAGCCTCAAACAAGCCTGGCATGTATCTCAGCCCGGAATCTTCCGGATAGTTGGAGGGTACGACTTTTACGCCGAACCCTTCTTGTTTCATAATCTCACAAATGGTGGTAAAGCACAGCCAGTTATACATCATATCCAAACCGAAGTGCAAAGATGCCCTTCTGAAAATTTGGTTAGTGACGTTGTAAAGCCAGGCCTCACGACAATAGGAAGATCGTGGGTCGCTCATAGCCTTTACGCTTGCAGGACGTATGTCTACGCCCGCGTACGCATCGACACCGCAGCTTTCTCTAAATGGCACCTCTGGTTCAACATAAGACTTTTTTGTGTTAGCCTCATGCCCCAAAAGGAAGCACACCCAGATAAAGGGTTTACATGTCTCAGTCCGCGTGACGCAGTCGTCGCCGTATGCGCTGTTGTCCTTATAGAGACCCCAATGTGGGATCTCGGACGTGCACGCGCGGCGATCAAGCTCTTGCGTAACCGAGCTCATCAGAGCCCAAAAAGCCAAAGTTTCGGTCGGGAAGCAATACGCGTTCCCCATCAGGGCATATGTATGGTGCTGCAAGATTTCGTCGTCCCCAGGATGAGGACTTTTAACGCGATCCAACCTGCACCTGTCCATATACCACAACCAATCAGGAGAATCACCAAACAACCAACGAATGACTATAGTAAGCCAATTATCGGAGGCACGTTTAAAATCTACTGTGCCGAGCTCCCCATTTTGGGAAGCATCAAACACCAGAAATTGGTGATAAGCCTGGAGAGACCGAATGTTGAGACCGACAGCCCGAAGTCGGGCCTCCATCAGGGTTTTTATGCCCTGTTGGAGAAACGCGTCGCATGTGGCAGTGGGAGCAATTCCACGGCCAGTCTCAGCGTTCTTATCGACAACGACGAAGTTTTCCGCGTTGACCTCTTCGAACTCGTGACAAGCGGGTGCACCGGAATTCCGGTTAACCGCCTCAATGGCACACGCCAACATTGGATCTTGGCGCATACCATCAGAGAAGAGTTCTATTCCCGCCCTGCTTCCAGTGATAGGATACAGGAGCTTCGCTGTAACAGATGTATCTTTGTACTTCACGCCCAGGTTAACGCCTGGCCCGAAGGTGCACGCGTCATAGAACAATTCGTACGGAAACCCGCCCAGGGTCTCCTGAATTATCTTGCGCGCACGCCGGAGGACTCGGCAAACGTCGAAGCGTGGAACCAAGATGCTGGGATTAAAATGTCCAGCGCCACCATTGGCACGTTCGTGACTCTCAATGTCACATTGCCGGAGAAGCCCGCGTACAGAAGGCAGCAGCTTACCAAGACGGCTTTGGTTTTCTTTAAAGTCGTCCCAAGTAATCTGTCTGATTTTCTCCGCGGATGTTTCCGCCGGCACATAACGTTTCTTGAATTCAAGGATCTGTCTCCGTGCAAAAAGGGAAGTAGCACTGTAGTTCGCCCGATACGAAGTGTCCGGGCTAGCATACGGTGCCAAGTCAACGCTCAACGCGGAGTGGATTTTATTCGTCCAGCCGTCCGCGCGTGCGCGATCAAAAGAAACCCCTTTGGGGGGTGTCGTGATCTCCAATTTAGATTTACCGGGAAACACCACATCGGGGACATGATGGGCTTTAGAAGCCCCCTCCTCGAGAAGTACAGTGAAATAAGTGCCCTCAGGCCAAGGCCCGAGCCAAGCACTTCGTTCAACGTAAGTGTGTGTATTTGCGTTCATGGGTTTTACCTCAGTGTTAACGTACTGCTACGCGATTTTGCGGTTCCAAATGGCCTCAATAACACAGGCCTTAGCAAGGAACACGGTATCCTTTATCAGGAACGAAAGCATCTCAGCCTTCGTTACTTTGAATTCATTCAAAGTAAACCGATAGCCACGTATAACTGGGTAATAGACCCCACCATTCGCGACATAGTCTGTCATCGTGAGCTGTGTCACGCCTTGCTCGAAGCTCAAGGTACCGTCAGCGTTAGTCTTTTGGACCGACGCTTGAGCGGATACCGTGACGGTGGCTTTGTAAGCACCGCCAGTATCTTCAGCGAAGACGAATTGGTTTTTATTGGACGCCTGCGTTCGATACAACTCAAGAGTTTGTGTCGAACCGCCGGTTGGAGTCACAGTGACGCTCGTTGCGCCACCGGTTGTAGTAGTTGCTGCTATTGTCATAGCACAATGCTCCTGGTTAAGTCGCCGTGTAATAGAGGTGTGTGGCTAAATGACCTGTGGCAGGGTACGTACCCTAAGCCATGGATCATAGACGGGGGGTTCATAGTAATGCGCCCCGGTTGGGGTGCTAAACTCCCCGTAGTAGCCAAGAACACCTTTGTACTCGACTGGTTTGAGATATCGACCTCGAGACGGGCGCCGTTGTTTACCGACGGCCAACCCAAGGTCACTTACACCAAGCTTTTGAAGCTTCGGAGCGAGCCCTTTCATACTAGAAATGGCGACGGCGAAGGAGTCAAAGAGAGTGGTGATATTGTGGATGGATCGTGGATCGTAGCTCGGGAGAGTATCGTACAGGGTCGGAACCCAGACGTACCGGTTAAAGCTCGTATCACTACTCGTGAATGTATCCCCCTGAAACTCCACGTTGTAATTGGCAAGCATCGGGTGGCCGGGCCGGAGTCCAAGTGTTGTGATCTTGGACACGGTATCCTGCTTAACCGACACCCAGCCAATCGCTATATGGATGTCAGGATCAAGGAAGTTTTCCACAGCACGAATGCTGTTTCCCACATTCACGAACTGGTCTACCAACCAACTCAGCCGCATCACAGCCCACGCGTTGGGGACAATGTCCTTGGCACGGATGCCATATCTCCAAGTCCACGCTTCCCGGGAATCCGGATCGCGTACACTGTAGATAACACCCGCGCGGGCTTCGACGGAGACGTCGCGCTCCAGGTAATGTTGCCAATCGCTACCCTGAACGGTATCACTGCGAGAGGTCGTCCAAACGGACTTCCCCTTTGCAACGAACCTATTAGGTTTGCGGGCAGCCTTCACCAGCGCGCGATCTTGAAGGTCTTCGCTGACCCTGATTGCGGTATAAAAAACCTGTGCAAGAGAGTACTTGACTTCAAGGTATGTCTGCATCAGCCCCGCGCCAATGATCTCGTACTCTTGAGAATGGAACCACTTTTTGAGCGGTATCCCCTTAAGCTTGAGCTCATGGGCGCGTCTGCCAGCGCTGGCATACGCCTTCTCGAGTTGCCTAATGCGGCCCATAGCACCCTTCAATGGGTTACGGAGCATCCCCAGAGTCTGTTTCATCTCTGTGAGATCCTCCATAAACGCAAACTGGGATTTATCAACCGCACTGAGTGCTCGAGTTTTTGCAAGGTTAATAAGAGCGGTGGTTGGGCATGTTTCCAGCGCCGGGGGATTATAATTATCTCCGGAGCTGACAAGGAACGTGATAGACCCAGGGCCAGACCACGTATTGTCAACACCATTGTACTTTCCCACCGCGCGGTACACACCGCCTCCACCAGACCTTACCGTCCTGGTAAGGGCGTAGGGAGTCATGATGATATCCCCCCGGGCGATTTTCATTCTCGCATCGGGCGTCGCTATGCCATATCGGCGACTAACGTCCACACCAAGATGGGTTCCCCCACCGGTAGCATGGCCGGTTACGACCCCGTAGCTTTTCAGCTCGAGATTGCACTCAGTATAGACCCCCGGGCTGCCCGACACCTTTTTGTAGGTATAGGGCGGCTTGCGGTCATCTATAACGTAGCCTTCAGGTGATTTACCGTCTATAGTCGACATACTAGCTCCTAGAGTTAGTTGGAGGGAGTCCGCCAC